CTTAGGAAGCGTTGAAGCAACAACATTCTCGTTTTTAGCACTTTCTTTGACCGACTCTTCTTTTTCTGATTTGGTTTCAGTTTCGGTCTCTTCTTTGATAACTAACGACCCTTTTTCGACAAAACTTTTAATTCGTGGGTCATTTTCCATTTCGGAAGTATACAAAGTACCATCCTTTGGGATGTAAAACTTCCCTATAATGATACCATTCCCCTTGGTGTAATAGATCTTTTTCATATTCGTTATCCCTCCTTTTTCGCTTTAATGACCTGACCCTTGATCTTGGTCGGTCTCTTGGCTTCAAGCAATGGGTACATAAGTTTGAGGCGAAGGCCTCGTTTTTTGACCTCTTCTAAAGTAGGAACATAATTTTCTATAAAGACATAATCATTTAAGGCTTGGACCTCGTAAACTGTAGTACACTGGTCAAGAATAGACTGAATTTGGTCAATCTTTTCCTGGGTCATCAGGGGCTTGATATTATGTACCTGACAATATTCTCGTTCCGCCTTGATACAGGAAAGGAGGTTGTCAAGGAAAACGTTCTTGAGATGATTTAATGCGGCTGTTCTGTACTCAAAATAGAGAAGAGGAATAAGGTTTGGAAACTTGATGCTATGCTCGTTAGTTTTATTATTTCCGTTATCCTCGGTCATTTTATTAACCTCTTTAAAAAATAAGGCCCGCCAAGCCTATCTTTTCAGGCAAACGTCCCTTTGCAGGGCGGTGTCGCGGGCCACAAACCTGTTCTAGAGGCCCCTATGAGCCGCGTTTCAGGCGGTGGTCTGGTCCAATAACGGACCCTAATGACCCCAAAGGGGCCTCTTGAGTTTAATTTAACCCCTTATTCAGACGGTCTGGTCCAATAAACGGACCTTCTCAGGACAAATAACCTGAGGTAAGGCTAGACCCTAGCCCATAATATAACCTTATCCGGTTATGTCTAATCTTGCAACACCAGCAGTGTTGTGAATACCCATACCGATTTGTTCCCAGGCAACGATATCAAACTGCTGCTGCGGAACATTGTCCCATATCTTAATTTCAACAGCTTTCCTTTCTGGGAGCCTTCCAAGTTTGTCTGGTGTTGTTACACAGTAAATATATCCTTCTTCTAATTTGGTTGCAAGGATCAGTCTTACCCCGTGTAATACACCAAATTGGCCGGTCTCAATTATTACGTTTAATGAGACCTGATCTAAGTCTTTGGCGTCCCAGCTAAGGACGTCTTCATAGTATGCGGGATTCATTAAATATGCGAAAGGAACGAGTTGCATTTTAGCGATGGTCGCATATAATTTTGCGAAAGCACTTCTCGCTAAAGGTCTTGTAACATCAACAGGGATATTTGGACTAACATCAGAAGCTTTTTTGACTAGTTTGAAGATTTCCAAATCTTCTGCTATTGCTACTGCTATAGCTGTTCTTTCTTTTGCTCTGTCAAATACAGGGTATCTTCTGATTGTTATCTCTTCCCATTTTATGGTTTCGTTGACTGAAATTGGGAAGGTTGGGAACTCAACCCTTTTTACGTTTGTTTCAACGATAGGTGCTGTACCCCTTGCTGCAATTTTTACAGCACCATACTCAGGAATATCGAGATCGTATACTGGAATCTCGCCCTGAGGAAGCTCGTCAACAAGTAGCAGTTTTCTACCAACTGCTACGTAATCCAGCCTGTTCTTTAAAGGTGTTTGCATCACGAAAGCTACCCTTTTTGCCCAGTTTGGAGAAGCAAGCAATTTTGCCCACGCTTGCTCTGCAATTTCTGGACTTACGGGAACAGTTTCGGAAGCTGCTTTCTTTACAAAAGATGAACCTGACCAAACTTGTTCAAAATTTGCAGGCATTTTCGGACACCTCCGACTCCTAAAATCTTTATCATACCTTCTTCGGGATCAACTCGTGTTCAGCTAGTTTAAATCTACTTCAATAGTATCAAACATGTTGGATTGTCTGCTGTTGGTTTTCTGAGCAAATACCCAACAAATGTTTTCTCGTTCGTACCATTAGTTACGGATGTTGTTAAGGTTCCGTGTGTCACATCCACATACACTGCTGCCATCAAGCTAGCGTTCAAGAAATCGTTCTCGTAATTATCAACCACTACTTCAGAACCATCTGCGGCTGTGAAATAGTTTGGCGCTATTTCAACTAATCCGGACACAATAACTGTTACTAGTCCGGACCCGTACATACCATAATCATCTGAAACTTCGTTTACATAGGAATTTTTGTGGCATTTCACTAATCCAAGTACCTTGGTATTTGAAGTTACGGGAACAACTTCGCCGTTTGCGTTTAATGTTACAGGTCTTCCGGCATATAATACAGCATCAGATTTTGGAGGAAGTGAAACTGGTATGTACGCCGGGCTCTTTACTTCGATACCTATCTTTCTTCCCCAGCTTGAAAATGTTAATGCGTTTGCCATCTCCGGTTACCTCCAATTATCTCTCTAGTGATTTCTGTGCGATTTCGATTATATCAAGGTCGGTATCTTCGTTGGATATAAAGATTTGCGGAATTGATGCTTCTTTCTTTGTTGGTTCCTCTGGTTTCTTTCTCGCTGGCATTTCTTCTAAGCCTGGTAATGTACCACCAATTGGTAATTTCTCGAGTGATTTTTCTGCTAAGTTTTCGGTGGCTTTCTCGATTGGTTTTGCGGACAATATGTCAATTATCTGGCTAAGAATGTTCAATTGTGGTACTGCGAACTTGTTCAAAAGTTCTGCCAATTTTGTTTTCTGCGCATCTTCTAATTCGGTCATTCCTGACACTTTATCAATAAGCTCTTCGATAATGACCGCTTTGTCTCTCTTCTCAGTCTTCTCTTTCAGTTCTGTAAGTTCTTTCTCGGCTTTCTCACGTTTCTCTTTCTCCTCTTCCAAAGCCTTCTTTAAGAGGTCAATTTTTGCTTTGATGACGAGATCCTCTGAAGTTGAAGATTGTACATTTATAGTTTGGGCTGGTTCACCAACACCTTTGCCTGGTAATTTACTAAAATACTGTTTTACCTTAACAGAGGGACCAGATTCTGGTTTTTCAACACTTTCTTTTACTTCTTCAGAACTAACTGAAGCAATGGGTCCTTCTGCTGGTGAAGGTTTCTTCATGGAAGGGATCTCTTCCTCGTTAAAAGACCATTCTGCTTTCTTTGTGAATTTTTGATTTTCTAAATAAGCCCTCTTTGCCAATGCAGGTAAAACTTCGCCTTTTAACTTATCGTAAGATCCTTGGGACATCTTCACAACCTGGTCAATAATATCTTCTGGTTCTATAACTGTTTTGTCATCATTGAGAATCCTTTTTTGAATGTTTTCCGGTATAATATCGCTTGCACGTACTTTTATTGATCTGTTAGCGTCCGAGAAAACAAAATAACTGTCCTCGAACGTCTTCCCACGTATATAAGTCCCTTGCATTACCTTTTTCCCTCCTAGTGATGCTGATGTTGTGGTTTCTGGTTTCAACTTTTGCGCTTTTTCGAACAAAAATTTTTCTTTACTTTTTCGTGGTAAAATTCCAAATTCTTTTGGAACCGGAATAGACCCGATCTCTTGGTTCCCTGTAAAAACAACATATCTGTCATCTTTCAATCTAAAGGTATACGGACCTATCGTAATTTCTTCAGGATACTCCTTTAGTTTAATCTTTTCGGGCGATTTTAACAAAAATTCGCTGGCCTCGCCGGGATCAGTTATAGCGGATTTCTTCTCGGTACCAACAAATTCCGGTACCGTCTTCTCAAGCTCTTCGGACGATTTCTCTGGTTCCTTTTTTGGTTCTGGTTCCTTCTCTGGTTCCTCTTCCACAATCGGTAACTTTTCACTCTTTTCTTCCACTTTTTCTTTCACAATGGGTTCGACAACAGGAGTAATCTGTTGGTCAATCTTCTGAAGAACTGGGTCAATTACCTTACGAACCTGCTCGTCAACCACTCGTTTAACACGCTGTTCTATCTTGTTTTCTATTACTGTATCAACCAGTTCCCCTAAGGAGGTTGGTCTCCGAGGATCTGGCTCTGCGCTCTTTAACATAGCTTCTTTCACCATACTATATTTCTTAAAATGTTCTGCCAATTTGGGATTTTGAATATCGCGGCTTGCAAATATCTGAAATATATAAGCTGTAGGATCAGCCGGTACATCTACGATAGAATCTTCTATAAATGTCAAACCTCGGTTAATTTCGTAAACCTTTTTACCATTGGCAGTACGACCCTTAACGTACCCGGGAGATTTTGGGTTCATGTGCGAACAAAGATCTTCAGGACTTTTCGCAACGTTGCCACAGACTGAACATATACATTCTTGGACCAATACAGACATCGAAGTTGTTCTTAACTGACCAGATACGATACGATTCAACAAACCGGGTCTTTTCTTCTCAGCATCCTCTTTATCAATTGCAGCTAGAATTTGAACATATTTATCGTCAGGGAATTCGTGGTAAGTTGCGTCCAAAATGATACCAAAGGCCTTATCAGGACTGTCTGAATCGTGGTTGTAATAAACGCCTTTGCCGATAAAAGTATGGTAAGATTTCTCCAGTTCGGTATCCTCGAAGTAATCCCCGTTTTGATTTGCCGCGTTTGCGGTAATAGCCCTTGCCCTATAATAAACAAAGTTTTCTGGATCCCACTCAAATTCGAAGTCGTTATATGGTAAGGTCCCCGCTCTTACAAAGTTGACCCAGTCATGTTTCAAGGACTCAATTTGATTCCCTGTGTAGAAACTTCCTATTATTGTTGCCCTCTTTATGAACGCCATCTTTCTTGCCCTTTTTCTGTTTAAGATTGCAAGTACGTTTCTCTTTTGGGTTCAAACATTTTGGACAAATTTCGATTACTTCAAGATCTGATGGTACTCCTCGTTTTATGAATGCCATCTTTACCCTCCCGGTTCTGTTTAACATTTCAGATACCCGCGATGTCAAGGCAACGGTTTGACCAACTCAATACAACTCACTTGGCTTGGTTCCAATGACAGGACCATTAACATAATCATAATATCTGATATCGGTACGAATCCCATAGTAAGGAGGCTGATTCATGTACGGGGCGTCATAAACAGTAGGATGGTCCTTAACGTACGGATTGAATCTGGTCGGCGATTCTCTGTAATCGGTAATATCTTTCAACCTTACCGGAACAAATTTAATTTTAACGGGGATCTTCTTCCTAAAACTACTTGAAAAATAGCGAGAAATTGCCGGAATAAGGATATTACCAGCTTTGTAAACAGGAATTTTCATTTACGTGGTCTGGCCCAATAACGGGCCGCTTCTCCAAAACGAGGTAAAGAACCTCAACTTCTCGTGCCCGGTACCGTTTCAGGACCTGTACTGGTCGCGGCCGGGGTTTCGGGTTTTGTTTCAGGTTTCTCTACCCCAACGGGTTTGGTCTCAGTTCCCTTCTCAAGAGGTTCAGCTCTTGGTGGTATAGCTGTTTTACCAGTTGGTGTCGGAATATATGGTGGAGCTTTCAGTTCTTCTAGTACCGAAGGACGACCTGGTTTCGTAACACGCTCGCCTAGTTCCGCCCCTTTCTTAACGGCTTCAGGAACAGGCACTCCGTTAATAACCTCGTTCATTATACCTTTATCTTTGGACTTTTCGCGTATAGCTTCTTTATAAACTATGTCAAACACTGTTGACTGTTCATTTTCAAGGTCTTTCTTAACCTGTTCGTAATCAAAATTGAACACTTCGCATAAGAGTTTGAATGGTATCTCTTGTTTGTCACGCAACCTCATTAGTAATTCGCGCTCTGCTTGTTCGTTAAGGAGATTGCGTTGTTTCCATTTGAAAACGGGAAGGATCAAATTACCATTTTTGTCTTTGTACCCTCTGGCAACAGCTATTGGTCTAAAGACCTTGTTAAGAACAACGTTTTCAACTCTCTTCCTGAAAGCAAGATATCTCATCATAACAAGACGGGTACTAACAGTAGCAGATGCGTAAGGGGAAACGGATCCTTTCAAGAACTCGTCGCTCGCCATTAAGCCAACTAGAATTCGTTTGTAGACAAACTCGAGTAAATTTATCGGATTTTCAAACTTACCAACTGGTGTTGGAAAGTCAATATTCACGAACGGATGTGTAACAATAGTAAATGAAGGGTCACTTTGAGCTTGCATCAATAACCTTCTGATCTCTTCAATTTGTCTCTTGCTTGGGATTATACCTTTACCAGCGTCACCGACTTTTACCAACTTTATCGGAAACATACTCGTATCTATATACGTGAACAATAAAAGCAACAACTTCTCTTCAAGTAACAAGTATTTGAGAACTCTCGTGACTAAAGAACTTCCTCTAGCAATGTACGCGGCCGGTTTCCTTGACAAGACTATCAAATTATTGTTGTTTAGAATGTAGGGCTTCCCCTTGAGGATTGATTCTTTAAGATCGTCTGGTATTAACTTGGCTACGGCACGGTCGGTTGCCTTTGGAGACGACAAAACACGTTTTAATTCTTCGTCAGGTTTCAGTGCGTAAACAACACCGGGCCCAACGTACGTTTTAAACACTTCGATATTCTCCGGAGGATATTGAACAAAACTTTTCCAGGTCAGATCAGTATCATCCCAATCACCGTACCCTATCGCTTCACCAACCAAAAAATAATCCCTACCTAATTGCATCAAAAACTCGTGCAAAGAGGTACGGTCCTTAAGGTCATTATATTCTTTCTCAATTGCCGGGTCCGAACAACCCAGTTCAAAGTCACATAAACTGAACTCGACATGGGTATCAATAACAGTACCAACAACAGGATGATAGTTGTAATAATGACGAAGACGACGGTTTAGTTCACGAATGTTTTCTTTCGGGAACAGAACAAGTACAGGATCGAATAGCGGATCAACATAGGTAAGAGGTAGCCGCATCGTGTCAGATCCGGTTCCCCAGATATCTCCCGCTGCGGCACGTTTTTCGAAGGAAGCTTTTTTAAGAAGGGCTGCATCTTTTATAGTTTCACCGTCGGGGACAAAGTTGACATGAACACCAGCAGGTGCCGGCAATCTCTTCTTTCCTCCGGATTGGTTTTCGGGCGCGTTTTTCTCGGTCATGTTTCACCCCCATCACACATTAAAATACTGATTTAATCCTTCAAGGTTTAAACCGTACAACTTACCATCCTCTCCTTTAAAAGTGCCCCTGGTTTCTAATGTGTTATCTTTAAGATTATGTACAAATATTGTTAGTCCCTTTTTGGAAATATCATCCTTAGTAAAAAGCAATACTACTGCAAAGTATGCGGGAACTTCAAAAGTAGTCTTAGTAATTTCGACACCTTCAACAGACGGCTGTGTTTCAAAAACCTCGCCCTTCTGGGACCTGTACATTAGATCTTTTACCTGGACAGTGTAGCCAGGAATATTCAAGGACTCGACATAGTCAAAGATGGTCCTGACAGCATCCACAACGTCTGGGGTAATCTCTTCAGAAGTTTCCTCAAAAAACTCTGCCGGGGTCTTTTCGTCGACAAACTCTTCTTGTTCGGTCAGTTCGGTAACAACGTCTTTAGGTTGTTTCTCATCCTGAGCCGTTTTGATACCCATTGGCATATCTTCTGGTGAATGAATATTTTTGCGAGACACCAGATCTTTTTCGGTCAGAACGCGGTCAAAAGTATACAATTTTTTAACCTTACCTTCAAGTTCTTTCAAAGCAGACTCTAACGTATAATGCTCACTAACAATCTCACGATCTATATCCTTCTGACCAAAGATACAGTATCTATCAGTCCATGGCATTATAAAGTAATATTCATACTTGTTGTCCTTGGACTCACCCCATCCATAATTTATGCCGGGAATTGTCGGGGGCGTATCTAAATAAGGCTGTGCGTCTAAATAGACGTCCGGATCAACTCCAGTCAGCTTCTTAAAAACTCTCCGAATTTTGTTTAGATTGTACCCGAGACTGATCAAGAAGTTCTCGATGTACTTGTAACTGTACTTACCTTCGGCAATAAGGTCACGCATATATTGCTCTAGTTCCAACATTTCTTGTTGGGTAGAAGAACCACTATAAGGAACTTTTTGAAGAATACGAGAAATATCCCAAGTAAAACCACCTTCTTTCTTAATATGTTGTCTTAAGACGGGGTCGTTTTCGTAGTCAAAGTATACATCATCTTCTCCCAAATCGATCCATTTTAACGATTTAGTTACCATTTTGTTTACCTCCTGTTAGCGGACCTCTGACACAAATAAAGTTTCTTCGGGTACGGCCAATCTAACACCGTCAAGTTCGATCTCGTACATACCATTTTCCATAACTCTAGCTACTTTAACTTTACAAACGCCCATTCCGCCGTCGTAACAAACAACGTCTCCTTCGTCATATTTAGAATAAAAACCCTGTTTTTGAACTTTCTCAATGATCCTTCTCAATTTCCTGCTTTTTTTGTCTAATTGCCAGGATGAACCTGCTTTGTCAAACTGAGACGGGTCTACAAATCTCATCTCAAGTACCCCTGTTAAAATTCTTCGCGGGCAATTGAAGGTTTACTTTCAGTGGTTCCTCTTCCAAGATATGGTTCCAAATCAGTTATATGAGACGAGGTTCCGGGACCGGTTCCTTGGGTATGTTCCCGTGGTACAAATTCTTCGTCGAGTACCCCAGGACTTGCTGGCAAACCAATACCAGGTTCACGGCGCCAGGTCATCGAGCCCCAAGGAAATCTTCTGGGGTCAAACCTCCAATATTGTCTTGGTATACGGAATCTCACTGGAAAATAAGGACACAGTCGAGGATCTCTCAAACGGAGACGGAGTCCTTGACCAGGACCAATAGTTCTGCCCAGACCCCGACCTCCGGTTAAGCTTTGACCCAATCCAGGACCAAGATACAAATTCCTTACTGGTTGACCATGCCTTTTCATTTTTGAACGACAAAACCTCCTTGTTCGACCGGAATAAAATCGGGTGAACTATCGATAGATATCCAGCCCGACTCGGTTTTAGATACTATCTTTTGTTCACGAAACAATCTAAGAGCACAACACAAAGAATCGACCCTGTCTTTAGAATATTGTGGTAAATGGTCGACTTTGCTTCCCTTGAGAACGACCAACCTCTTAAGTTCTTCTAAAAACAAAGAATCCGGGATTAACTCTATCCTTTTCTGGTAAATCTGTTCCTTTAAAAACGCAAAATCTTGGAACGTCAAGTTTATATCATACGACGGGATACCTCTGGATGTTAATTCCTCTATTATCATGACCGAATTCCATCGGTCGAAAACAACTGCTAATATCTTAATCTTTCTAGACAGTTCCAATATTATCTCAGCAACGTTCTTAAACGAGACAATTTCGCCCTTAGCATAATCTGGGGTCCATGATAGTAATAAATCGTGCACATAATAAGGTTGTCCGTCCTTAAGTTCACAATGGACTACAGATAGACAAGCCGAATCGGAACGCCAGCCAAGATCGACCCCGATTATATGTGGATGTGGACATTCTCGTACCTGACTTATAATTTTCTTTTTAACATGAAGTCCGTCAGTCACGTCTTCGCATAAAACAAGAGGTACGGACATAGCACATTCGTCGACCTTGGATGGTACCTCGATAAACGGGCTCTCAACCTCGGTAGGTTGGCACATGTAGCATGTCATTGACCCGAATGGGTCACGATCAAAGTCTTCTTTAAACTCTATCGGGATCAAGTGGTCTTTGAATCTGAAAAATTTTCCAGAAAAACAAGTTGGCGGTTTTACTTCCCAAGTAGCCGCTTTATCTGTATAAACGTTCAAATCGTCGAGATATTTCTTAAAGAGCCGTATGGAAAAAGAGTCTTTTGACCGCGGATATGTTATCACGAAGCCTTTGAACTTGGTACCGAAACGAGAAACGGAAGATGTTCTCAAGAGACGGTACAGTTCGTCCGCGACGTCCCCTTTTTCGGTCTTCATACCATCAGCTTCATCTAGAACCCAGACCAAGACATTGCGGCCTTCCAAACTGGCTAAATTAGTATGACCACTAAAGAGACGAATTCCTTTCGGGAAAACGACCACGTTCTTTTGAATGCTAACGGTGTCACTTTTGCTCATTGGAGGCGTAACGGAAGATATGGCTATTTTGTACCGATTACGTAACCACGGCCAATTCATGATCCTTTTCTTGAGCATTTCAAAGAACACCTGAGTCGCTTGTTCACGACTGGCTGCGACGTTTATTATATCGATTGTATCACTTTGGTGTAATCCAAAAGCTGCAGCAGGAGACTCTAGACAAAGCAGCCAATACACAAAATAACAAAAAAGCATTGAAATAATAGTATCTTTGCCGCTTCCCTTTCCCCAACAGACAACGGCAAAGTTCCGTCCATTATCAAAAACTTTTGTAATATCCGACCCGCACACGTACTCCATTAAACGGAGCTGTCTGTCAGACAGGGTCTTAAAATCCATGTGCGAGGGGGAAAAAATGAAGTCCTTTATAGTCAAAGGAACTTCTTCGAACTGGTTCAAAGATACCATGGTTATTTCTCGGTATTGTTGTTATTCCTGACAAACTTTTGTAATAAGGATACGAATAAGTTACGATATAAAATGTCGTCAACTGACGAATCTTTCCGCAACAATTCCTTTAACTGAGCATTAAAAATGGTCTCGTCCGAATCGTCCAATTTCCTGATCTTCTCAATATACCGATCCGCGTACTTCCAGAACACATAATTCTTGTAATTAGACCTTACGAAGGACCGGAAAGAATCGAGACCGGCTTTGGTCCTAAATATCTGGACAGCCGATGATACACGAGCCGACCAAGCCTCGGCAAGTTCGCCAACCAATCGTGCGATTTCCGCGCGATTGAAAAGATCGCCCAAAGACGCCTCATTGACATCAAAATCGTTGTACAAAGGCAATGTTTCGTCGTATCCGTGTACGGTAGGTAGCGGGAACGCAGTTTGGTAAATGCGCAACAAGACGTCATCCCTATCAACAAGGTCCTTATAGCGGTATAGTGTAAGGGCGGCCTCGAACCCGGTCGGTTTTTTTGATTCTACGGCTATATCGGCACCGGATCCTTTTCCTTCTTCCAACAAGGACTTAGCTTGATTAATAAGGTCCTTAAAAGTATCTGATATCTTTTTCCGGTAATTTTTAATAGATGCGGCTTCGGTACCATGAAACTGGAGCGGTGTTCCAAGCTCCTGCGCCCGAACAAAACCGGTAGCCAATGTCTCGAGAAAAGTCTCTATATCTCCGATGTACTTTTCAAATGCCGTTCTGAACTCAATCAATTTCTTATCCCATTCTAGTTCGGGAGCCTGTTTCTGGTAAGTCGTAATAGAATTGGTAAGCGGTTCGGCAGCTATTTGGATTAATTTTTCGAACTTTCTGGACACCACACCGTCGGAAAATAGACTTGCAAGTTGAAAAGGACCAACATTTGGGACCTCGTGTTCAGGATTGTCTTTATCTGGAGCCTGGTACTTGTAGATATCTTCACCAACCGGTAATACCCTGTTGGTACGTTCTCCGACCATATTCCCTCCCCACGACCGGACCCACAACGATAAACCACTTGGCTCGTGACCTGGTCCAATAAAGGACCTTCTAAGGAACTAAGCCTGAGATAAGGCTAGGTCCCCGGCCCATAATATGTTCTGTTTGGATGTCAAGGGTAAATAAAGTGGTCCGGACCGATATAATGTGGTCTGGTCCAAATAAAGGCCAGACCCTGTCCCATAATAGAAATTTTATCCCCGGGAAGGTAAATTCGATCGAATGGTACCGATCATGCTCAACAAAGTAAAAACCCAATTAAAAGTGTCTGGGTCCGTTCGCTTAAGCTTTCTAAGGGTGTTGCTACAAATGAGAGATATATTGAAGACTGTACATTTCCGTCTCCTTGCAATTTCTGCAAACTTAGTACCGGCCAGGGCCTCTACCAAGACCTCATATGCCTTCGGAGAACACCTTTCCTTCATGACGGCAAGATGCTTCGGAGCTGTTCGTATTAACTCGTTAATGGTCCTTATCTTGGTACGACATCGTTTCATTATATAGCTAACGGCAGGCTGCGCCATGTTCAGAAGGTAACCAATCTTAGCTTGGGTACGACCTTGTAAATACAACGGGTAACAATCAAACACTTTTCTCTCGCGTCTTGTAAAATAACATTGGCGACACACCTCGATAATACTATGCTCCGAATAGTTGAAAAGACTAAGAAACTCGACTATTTCTATAATTGTTCTAAATCTTGACATAATTCTTTAGGAACGGCGATCTCGTACTCTTTATATCGGAATCGGTACGTATTCTTCGTTTGGGATACCAGTCGAATTTCAGGAAAGTCAAATATTGTAAAAGAGTCCTTATACTTTTTACCAATATCTAACCGTCGAACGAAAACAGGAACGTCTTTCGGATCAACGCGGTCGAGAGTAATGACTCGGATTTGCCGGTCCATCAAATATTGCAACGCCGCGGAACTTACAACGTAATAGTTGTCGTATATAGTTTTAACGGCATATGAGGACAAATCATAATCCGAATATACTAACCAATAGTCTTCCATCCGATGTCTCCTTCCGGCAACGACCCGTACTGAGCAACGTACGAGTCAGGATCGTATCCGGATGGTAGTCGAATAACTTCGGCCTCGAACCCGTACTGAATGAGCTTATTATAAATTTCTGCGCTCTTTACACGACCGATAGGATCACCGTCCAACATAACAAAACATTTGTCTGTAAACCGCTTAAGCAACGAAATTTGGTAAACATTGATATTTGTGCCCAGCAGAGCACAAACGTTATAAATGCCGCACGTAATAAGAGCGAAAACGTCAAACGGACCTTCCACCAAAATGGCTCCTTTCTTGTAAATGAACGGGAACGTCTTATCGAGACCAAATAAAACATTTTTATTGAAAGGTAGCGAATCATACTTTGGTCCGGATTTAGTTAATCGTCTCAGATAAACAGATATAATATGACCGTATAAATCTCTTACAGGAAAAAGAAGGCCGGTATCGTTCAAAAATTTGGGAGGAGGATCACTTGGAAAATGACCAATAACACGACCTTTTATAAGAAGACCTATCTCAAACATCTCGGCAACTTTGTCAGATATTGCTTTCTTGGCCAAAATTTTAGAGAATAATTCTTCGGGGGTCATGATATTATACGTTTGAAATTATCAATGTTTCTCTTTGCGAGGTTAAGTTGTTCTTTGCTCAACCGGAGATCAAAAAACGCAGGGGGTCTTCCTTCTTTTATGGACTTGTCAGTAAACTCTTTCCCGTAAACAGCCAAAGCAACAGGCATAGATGTATCAATAGATTCGATACTAAGATATTTCTTGTACTCGTACAGGAAACTTGACCGATATAAACCCAGTAAATGTATCTTCTTATTGGGCTCAGCGTTTACGATAGATTGTACCTTTTTGAGTCTGAGATCTTCGGATTCGAATAACGGGCCTGGTATGTAAAAAGAAACACCTATCATATCGTATGGAAATCCCCTCATTTTGTAGTAACACATCAAATATTCGGAATAAGTAGTTCCTTGAGGAACGACCATGGTCTTGACACCTTTTAGATTAGGTCTTTTTGTAAATTCTTTATAAAATTCTTCTGTTACTTTCAAGGTTTCGTCAGCATCTCCTAGAACGTCCGGAACAACTATTACGTCCGCTTTAATCTCCTCGGCAACATCACACACCTGACTAGCCGGTACGGACCTCTTCAGCTCATATGCCGAATTATCCAAAATCTTGAACTTGTTACTAGACATGACATAGCTTTTATACAACGAATTTTCGCACAAGTGGCTAAGTACAAAGAGATAATCTTGGTACTCATCAAAATCGTAGAGATGCGCTAATGGCGCCTCGAACGAAACTTTCATTTTAGCCTTCCTCCTGAAATTTAAAAATTGGGAATGTTAATTGGTTATCGATCAGGTCCTTTAACTCGAGCATGATCTTGTCAAAAACTTCTTTATAAGTAATGTTAAGATTGTATGTTTTAATAAGTTCGGGCCAGTTTATTTCGGTGTTGTACCTGATCGGGTCAACTAGTCCGGCTTGTGCAAAAGCTAAAATACGTTCCTGACTGGTTGGGTTGGAACTATCCGCGATTAAGTTTTTCTCGTCAACAACGGCATATGACGACCACGTTTTAGAATAATCGACGCCCAGACCGGTTCCAAGTACGACAACTTCACATTTCTTGAGATTAATAAACGGAGCAATAACTTTTATCCTATTTCTGCGGTTAAGTTTTGTGATATTGTTGATCGCTTCAACATATTCCGGAGTACAGTCCCAGTAACCATAAACATCTCGCAACTGCGCACCATAGTACACAACATTACATCCAACAGCTTCAGCATAAGATAAACAGATACTTAGTAAAACAGTATTCCTAAAAGGAACGTAGGTAATGGGTTGGTCTTCGTTACCTTTGATCTCCTCCAAAGTAGGAACCTTTACATCGTTACTAACCAAAGCTGTGCTCTTGCCAAGCAGGTCCTTCATAAAAGAAACGTCAATTATTTTGTGATCATGAACTTCAACCCCAATTGATTCGCCTATTTTCTTAAGTTCGTTTATTTGATGTTTGGCCATTTCTAGTTCTATTTTGTGCTTCTGACCGTAGTAGAATGACACTGGGTATATTTCGTTTCGTAACTCCTTGACAACGAAATGCACCAAAGTCGTTGAGTCTAAACCGCCAGATATTGAAACTACTGCTTTCATATTACTTTACCTCCTTTCTTTTATTAACTGGTGTCCGCTCTTGAGGAATCGACCAAGTCACAATCTCGAGACCGTTTATAGAAAAAAGATTGTTACCAAAGAATATCCTTGTCTGATTCAGACCTGAATCGTTGATAGCTTCTTCAAAAGTGGTGTACTCCTTCTCGGAAAGAATAATGCACGGTATTTTCCCGGATTTCATATCATTTTTTGAATAAAGCGAATTCGTATGTCCATGACATGGTTCATAAATGTTCAACTTATAAGGAACTAGAACTGTTACAACTCCCTCGACAAACTCGTTGTAAACTGGACTTGCATTATGTTCGTACGGAACGGCGTCCCAATCATCACCAGACTGCGGACCATTTTTACCTAAATAAAATGTAATATAGCTCCTTTTGACCTCAAAATCAATTATTTCTTTGTCTTTCAACGTTTCTGGAATCTGTAGTTCGTACAAAACAAGGGCCTCTTTCAGGTAATATTTTTTGAACTTTTCCGAAGACTCGTAGTAAACGTTAGTGCTGTAAATGACGTTAACAACATTTATGCCCGGGTTTAGTTTCAACCAGTTGTTGACCATTTCATCGAGGGCCAAGTTACCTTTTGATAAATTGTCTTCTTTGACAACGAAAGATTTAACGAAACAATTTTTTACGATTTGACCGTTTATAAGCATAACACTACTGCGCCCTCCTCTTGAGCTCATTTTCTATTTCCTTCTTTAGAAACTGCAAAAATTCCGTCCTTTGGTTCTTAAAGAATTCTTCAAAAAACACGAGGTCGTTTCTGACAATTTTCTGTTCAACAACTTCTTTCATGCGAACAGCTTGCATTAAGACCCACCCCACAAGATCAACTAACTCCTCTTCCCATTCCCGAGACATGTCGTTCAACAGGTACGCATCCTTATATTTCTTACTACTTTTTTCGACCTTCTTGACAACTTTCTGTAACAAATCCTTGAAAATCTTCCTGTTATACATAGGACCCCCTCCTTATACAAACCCGCGGTTGCTCTTGTACCACCTGTTTCCTTTTTTGACACGACCAATATACGCGATCGCGTTGTGTTTATGAATCGATTCAAAACTCACCACTTTAACACGGAACCATTTAACGTTCTTAAGCCCCGATAATTTGTCAGCGACCCTTCTTGCAAGTCCTTCTACAAAAACAGGGTTATCATAAGCGTGTTCTGTAACGTATTTCTCGTCCGGTCTTTTAAGGATAGCGTAAACGGGTGAACTCGCTGACTGCTCCGCAATATCAATTAATGTTTCAAAGTAAACACCAGGAACTTTAGAAACTTCGACTTGTATTGTTACCTCGGCGCGCTGGTTGTGCGCACCCTTCCCAATCTGTTTTTCATGATCGACTAAACACATTGCCCGAGAGCACGGACAAACCGTTTGCACTGGAACTGTTACTTGGACAAAATGACGATACGGCGGATAAATTACTGTTATTGCGGAATCGTAAACAAGAACTGCTTTCTTCTTAGTTACCGGCGCAATAGATGGTCTTGCAAACCCAAAAGAAAACTTCATATATATATCTTCCAACCCAAGACGATCTCTCAACCGCTTCGCCATCCCTTTAAAAGATCGAGGTGATAGAAACTTCCCCGAATGCTCAAACAAAACTTCCGGTAACCGAGACATATCCACACCTTTACGGGTGCGCGGTAACCTCGCGTAAGCATCAACTCGAGCAAGAACGTGGCTAACCACAAGATCTTGAGCCGAACTGTAAATCAGTGACAGCGGAACTTCCACGTTTGATACACCTGCTTTGTCGACGACCATTCTTATAGGGTCTGGTTTATGTTGTTCGTCAACAAGTTCCTTCATAGACTGACCTCCTTCAGCTTGGTCCTAAATTCTGATGGGTTACCGAGTTCGGCGGTCGACCCTAAACGATATCCTATTTCACAGTCAAACGGGATGTCTACGAAAAATCCTTTTATACGCTTTCCCAAAATACCAAACATTATAGTTAGCGCTTCCTCACCTTTGTCTTCCGGAATCTCGTATGTAAGAGAATCATGAACAGTTAGTACTAGATAACAGCCTAAGTGCTTGATTTTTTCATAGACTAAAGCGCCTTTGAACATGGTATAATCGGCCACGGTACTCTGTGGTAAAAAGTTAAGAGCTTGGCGTTCTTCAGAAGCCCGGACCTCAAAATCTGACGAGTTTATACCTGGGAACCTGCGAATTCGTCCGAAAAAGTTCTGGAGATACCCGCGCTGTTTCGCGATCGCAATTACTTCCTTACAGAACTGGTATGTCTTTGGAAAGGATCTAAAGAACGAATCTATAATACCTTGGGCTTCCTCAATGGACATATTATGTTCTTCGGCTATAGATTTTGCTCTCCGGCCGTACATGATCCCGTACACTACAAATTTTGCAAGCCTTCGACGCTCATCATCAACTTCCTCGACCGGAATATGAAACACCAAAGAAGCAATGACTTTGAGAGGATCATATCCACTCTCGAATGCCTCCTTCAGTTTGTCATCTTTCGCGTAATGGCAAAGGGCTCGGAGTTCGGCCTGCTTAAAATCAATGCTTGCTAGAAAGTATCCTTTTTCTGAGATAAAGACGTCCTTAACCTCTTTATCTCTCGGAATGTTCTGGAGATTTGGTTCGCGGCTAGCAAGACGACCAGTAGTAGTCCCAACTAACGTATAATTTGTGTGTAACCGATTATTGCTGTCACACAATTCGAGGAAGTTCTTAAAGTACGTGCTTAGTAACTTTTTCTTTTTGCGGTAATCTAGTATCAGATCTATTACCGGATGGTAGTTACGTAACTTCTCAAGGGTAAATGTATCGGTTGACGGGTTTCCAGATGATGTTTTATAAAATGCGGGTAGCTTCAACTTCTCATAAAGAACTTTTGATAGGTCTCGAACCGAGTTAATATTAATCTTTTCACCGATCAAGTCAAAAATGCGCTGTTCGATCATACTAAGATCCTGCTCATATTGCGAGGACAGCTGTTTAACGTAATCAATATCTATCTTAACGCCATGTATTCGTGTATCAACGAGCATCTGTATAGTTGGAATATTTAACTTGAGGTGAAGTTTCGCGAGAGAATCCGGCAACAGCTTTACCATTTCTTGGTATAAAAGAAACGTTGCGTGGGCATCTGCGCAATTATACTTGAGAACGATATCCGTATCAACGCCACCGGGCCTATCTTCGTCAGCAAGAGCGACGTAATCACTTTCGTACCCACCTTTTCCAAGATACTTCCAAATGATGTTTTTAAGTCCATATTTTCGAGCCGTTTCGTCCAATAAATGTGCGATGATCATAGTATCGCCGTAAAGGTTTCTACATTCTATACCAAATTCTTTCTTGAGATACATTAAGTCGAACATTGCGTTGTGAAATATCTTCTTGGATTCGTTACTAAATAACCGTTTGAGATGATCTGCGATCTGACAAAGGTCAGAATCGGACCAGTACAGCGAACCGTCTGGTTTTCTGACGGGAAATCCGAATGTAAGATCGCCAGATGAAAATGCAATCGTAAAAATTACAGATTCGTACAAAATGTCTGATGTTTCGGTGTCGCAACTCCACAACGGTTTTTGCTCCAGCAATTTTATACACCGAATAATTTCGTCCTTGTCAAAAAGCACTTTGTAACTTTCGAAGGACCAGTTATATGGATCCGCCCCACGCCATTCAACAACCCGTTTGAGTGTCTGTTCAACAATTTTCGTCTTGGAAGGGTCACGCAAAAGAGCGGCCGGATGATAAGTTGGTACGAAGATAGTACCGTTCTGTTTAAAAGGAATTCCTTCCGAATTTTGTAAATTGCGCCTGTTCCCGAGGAAACGTTTAATAGCAACGTTCCCGAGCAACAAAACAATTTTTGGTTTAACTCTGAACAGCTCTTGATCTAGTCGGGCACTACACGCTTCTATTATATCAGCAGAAGGAGCAACATTGTTGCCGTTTTCATCTGTTGGTCGGCACGCAACAACATTCGTGATAAAGCATTTGGATCGATCTATTCCAACTTTCTGTAGCAATGACGTAAGAAGTTGACCAGATCGACCAACAAAAGGAAGTCCTTGCTTCTCCTCTTCAGCACCGGGAGCCTCTCCAACAATGACCAATTCGGCATTTACCGGTCCGGTACCAGGAACAGGTTTCTTCCCGTACAAAGGACAACCTTTACAAGTTAACGTAATTTCTTCCATCTCTGAACTATCTCCTTCACTTCTCTAATAAATCCTTTATGTTTATACAAAAAAGCGACACCGTCTAGTTTCTTATTCTTGTACACAATGTACCAGATCCGGAAATCCTTGGACTTCATCAAGTACTTAATAAGTTCGCGATCGTTCGTATAAAGTCCAGGAAATTTCTTATATCTAACATACACACTAAGTCTCATTTATGAACCTTCTCGAGTTTCTTAATCAGAGTATCAAGTTTTACGACAAGAAACTTACCACATAAAGAGTGCTCTTGTAACGTGCGATGGTAAAGTATAAAACTTTTTCTGGACTTCTTGACCGTACTTGACACCTTGATCGGTTCGCCGAAGATCGATTCGTAATCACTTTTACGGACGCAACACCAAATCCGGTCCTTCTTTACACCTTTGAATGAAAACACTAGTAATGGGACCTTATTCGCTTTCGAAGCTTCTTCCTCGAGTTTCGGAAACCATTCGGCGTTAAGTCTAAAGACGGGTCCCTTCTTCGACAACGTCTTCCGGGACTTGCACTCTATCAAGAATTGGAAGGGTAAAAAGGGAACGTTCGTAATAATATCGCCTTTGAGACCTCGGATACTCCCAGATTGTGGTACTCTAAATGTTCTTTCGGACAATGGACTATTTCGATCTTGTTTGGCAAACCGTAAAAAGACCTCCTCAATCTCATGCTCAAGAGCGTATCCTTTGTTCATAGTATTATTGATCTTGTTCCATCAGAACTAACGTGTATTATCTTGTCTGAGAATTCTGCGACTCGTTCTTGATGTGTAATAAGGATAATCTGTGTATCAAACTTTTGTGAAAAAGTCTTGAGTAATAATCCAAACTGCGATTGGTACTCTTTACTAATATTACTGCCCACCTCATCAAGAATAAAAGGAAACTTGTTTGGTAAATAATTTGAGAGAATAAATCGTAATACGGTAGATACTGTGTTACGAATACCACCACCAAAACACAATAAACTCCTAAAATGATCCTCTTTACCAATTTTAAAAACATAACCTGGACGACCTGCACTTGAAACGTCTTCGACCTTAAAAGACAATCCTTCCTGATAAATAGATGATAAACTTTCAGTTACAAGTTGTTCAATTGTTGTTTTTATATTTTCGTTACCAACAACAATAGATTGAGCAAGCACGTTCTTAACCTTATATAAAAGGGCGAGATAATCGCGACGTTGTACAATTTGCTCAGATAATTCTTTGTATTTCTTTTCAAGAAGTTCTCTTTTTAACTTTAGTTGTGAAATAATATTTTTCATAGTTAGATATTGAGGGACTCTAGATACTTTTCGAAAATTTGTTTTATCTCTGCAACTTTAGCTGAAATTTTTTCGATCTTTTTTCGGTTTTGTTCAATAACCTGGTCAATCTGATCGAAAGAAACGCCTCTTTTTTCGAGTTCATTAATATATCTTTCTTTTTCCTTTTCGAGAACTGATAAAGTTGTTTGTAAAGAAACTTTCTTTTCTTTTAACTTAACAATTTCGTTTCTTAAACCAATGATTTCTCCGTATTCCTTATCCATGTAAAAGTTTCCTCCTTAACTTTATTATCATTGGGATACAACCGGTTCAAAATCTCTTCAATGACATCATCTATTTTGTAAAAAGAACGAGTTTCTTGTTTACCAAATTTAGATACTAAACTGACAGTTTCTTGTTCAAATGTTCTAACAGTAAAAGGCACATCTGGAAAAACATTTTTCTTAAACTTAAACGAAAATGCCGTCGGATCAAAAACAACTTCCAAAAATCCGGATTCGTTATATTCAGACGAATCAATTCTCATTAAAGGACCTGGATTGAAAAAAGCACAGTTCTCATACACTTCATAAAATGAAAAATGAAGATCACCACATAAGAATATACATTGATCTATTTTGTCTACCAAATCAGAAATTAAAGTCACTTTATAGGGAAGCGGTTTTGGTGAAATAAGGTTATGAGTTACAACCAAACAATTCTTAAGACCCTTATATAAATCAGGAGTATGATTTTTTGTGGGGTAAACAACATAAAAAGAAACGTTGTCAATAATGTTAAGACCTGGGTTAAGAATTTTAACCAAACCAGCGCTCGCTAAAGTTCCAATAGAGGCCCAACGAATACTTTTTGGCTCGTACCCAACTAGATCGTGATTCCCCGGAACTATATAAATCCTTTTTCCAAATTGTCTAAATAAATCTATTACCTGATTTAGAAAATTAACGTCGTCACAAACATATGTATCGAAAAGGTCGCCCCCGTGTAAAATAAAATCGACTTTACTGGACAAAATCGTTGAAACACGATCTGTTATAATATTTCCAAAATTGTTAATTTCAATAGATTGCGAAGGTAAACTTTTAAGATGCCAGTCAGTTGTATAAATAAATGAGACCATGAATCCTCCTTAAATAAGATCTTGAAATATATAATCTATAGAGGAACTATCTAAATGAGAACCACACAATGGACAAATTCCTTTCTCCTTAAGTAACGTTATCAAACTTGTTATTTTATCGTCAATCTCTGAAATAGTATTTTTCAAAAGAGTTTGGTTCCTTTCGATACTAACATCAACTCTTTGAATATCCCCATAAGCATTAAGAAGATTAAGAAAATTTTCACAAGTTTGATAATAACTATCAAAATCTACGGAACCGAGCTTATCGAGAATATCTTGAACTTTGGCAATTCGGTTATCCAAGTTTCTGATCGTTTCTTTGTAAAATGAAAAAGTTTTATTTTGTTCTTGAAGATCGACTATTTTCTTTTCAAGTTTTTCAAGTTTATCAACAAGAGCTTCTAGTTTATCAAGAACCCGAAGTTTCTTAAGATCTTGTTCAATATCTCTCTTTTCGCGTTCAGTCTGTTCAATTTCTTCATTAACTTTCCTAATTTCAAGAGATACGTTCTTAATTGTCTCATTAAGAAGATTTAGACCAGTAATCTTTCCGATATAAGAACTACGAACTGTAGATGGTTCATGAATTAGAAAAGAATTATTATCTTGAAATCCTATAAAAGCTAAATAATCATCAAGATCGGACATATTTAACAAATTCTTTATTTCGTCGGGATAACTTTTACCAAAATTGTCAAATTTATATTCCTGACCATCTTTCCTGACAATAACAGAATTAACGGTCTCGCCACGAATTCGTTCTATCGTAAAAGAATCGGTTTCTACAATAACTTTACAAAGATCGGTACCTTTTCGAATAAAACCGGGGTCCCATTCGTTAAACAGAGCAAACAAAATTGCATTAAAAATGGCAGTTTTACCAACGTTAGTAGGACCAACAATACAGTTAAAATTCGGGTTAAATTCTACAACTGTATTTTCGTGAGATTCAAAGTTTTCTAGTTGAATTTTTAAGATTTTCATTTCTTGTTTTTACTTTTGGGCAGTGGTTCTGAAGTTGTTGAAGCACTAGAAACCCACCACACTTGTCGCGACAGAAACGGTTCTGGTATCACGTACGGGTAACGGTAAGGATAAACTACCACGTTCCCGCTCGCGTTTTTATATTCACCCAAACATTTTGGGCAAACATAACAAAGCAGCTCGTAGGAATAATAATTCGTCGGTCGTCCACAAAAAGCACATTCATTCTTTTTTTGTTTCATTTCGAAGATTCCTCCTGCTTTAAAAACTTAGAAGCTTTTTCGAGACAATCTAGAACTCGAGACCGAACTTCATTTAACTTCCTAAGAATCAATATCGTTCCCTCTAATGGTAAACCAGATGTAAGTACATACAATTCGATGTCCGATAATTTCCTGACTTTCTCGACAAGTATTTTAAATGTACTATTGATAGCCTTCCTGTCACCACAAGTTACCAAAGACTTTAATATAAGACTTTTCTGATTCAGTTCGTCAATAATTTGAGTAACTTCTTTTTCAATGTTCATATCATACTAAAAATTTAGTTAAATCTTCTATTTGTACAGAATTGTACATTTCATCATAACTTAACCAAGATTGATCTCCGAGAACATACTTACGACCAGATTGTGTGATTATACCTTTTTCTAGTAAATAGTCAAGAATGGATTGTTTCTCATCTATTCCCCTACCATAATAAAAATTAAGTCTTGCTTCGCGGTATGGAATACCTACTTTGTTCTTTACAACTTTTACAACTATTTGATGACCAATTTTGTTTTTATTTTCATCCTTAATAGTAGTACTTTTCTCGACACGGATCCTCACAGACGCGTAAAATTTAAGAGCGCGTCCACCAGGAGAATCTGCTGGGTCACCAAAAAACATGGTTGGACCGCGTTCTATCTTCTCACGAAGTTGATTGATAAAAATAGCAGTACATTTATTCTTGGCAAGAACTGGTGTTATCATACGTAATGCTTTAGAAAGCATTCTGGCTTGAACACCCATTGTCTGATCTTCTATATCACCTTCAAATTCACTTTTTGGTAGTAAAGCAGCTGTTGAATCAACTACAACCAAATTAAATCCGTTTTCTGCCAATGTTTTTATTCCTTCGAAAACTTGTTCACCATAGTCAGCTTGTAATACTAACAAGTCCTTACCAACACCTATTTGCGCGGCCCAGTTCGGATCATAACTATTCTCTATGTCGAATAACGCGACCTTCTTGCCCAAACGTTGGGCGGTGGCAAGAGCAAGTAAACTAACATAAGATTTACCGCTACCCTCGCTACCAAACAACTCTATAATTCGCCCTTCGGGATATCCCTTGCCAAGGAGGGAATCCAGCAACACAAGTCCTGAACTCAAAAATCCGATATCTTCCTCAACTACTGGGAGAAGTCCTAGTTTTTTAAGTTCCTTTAGAATGTCGTCCATATTAAATCCCCTTTGGTCCTTTCCTTCTAACGAAAGGAACACCGTTAAATGGGTTAACAACTACTTCAAGATCTTCTGGTAACGATATCGCGTCTGTTGGGTCCGTCGAAAAGTAATATATGTAATGTGTCTTTGCACCGTCAAGTTTCCGGTGCAAGAAATAAAACTTCTTTTGCTTCTCGCTGTAGTAAACACAAATTTCGTTATTGGAATTAGAACTCGAGTTCATCTAAACTGTTAATCTCCTCTATGAAAGGATTTTTTCTTCCCTGGGGGTTTGAGCTCGGGTTCGGGTTCGGGTTGGATACAGGTTGTTGATGCACCACTTGACCTTGATTGGGAGCAGGATTAGGTTGCGGTGAAACGGGACGCTGAACCGGATTAGGTTGTTGAACTGGATTGGGTTGCGGATTGAAGTGGACTGGGTTACTAGCGGACATCAATTCTGGATTTATATTAGGTACTCGTCTCATCTTAGCAGGCTTAACATCAATAATGTTTACGTACTCCTCTCCAGACGGGGTCGTAACTGTAGACACAACAACAATTGCAGATGCTCCCTTTAATGCTGTAACATCGAAAGTATCTGCTTGTGACAAATCAGCACCGAGAGCAACTAACCATCTGAACAGCTTTGATTTGGGTGTCGCAACTTTAGAGCAAAGACCAGAAACGGTCGTTTCGTACCCAGGCTCAACAATATCGAACCAGAACTTTAATACCGGACCATACTTTCCCTGCAGTTCTTGGACGTCCCGAAGAACCGCGTAGTACTCCCCCTCATCTATAGGTTTTTGCCTCTGTATTTCGACCACTACAGCCATTTGTTTTGTACCTCCTTTTTTAAGTTTTTGTTTTGCCCTCGACATCCAAGGGATATTATCTATCAAAATATGAAGAAATCGTTCCAATACAGGATATATCCTAACAAAGAACAGATAGATATATTAAAGATTTTTGACAGAGACTACAACGCATCAAAGAACATATTATGGCTAGGGTCTAACCTCATCTCAGGTTATTTGTCCTGAGAAGGTCCGTTATCGGACCAGACCACTTTTCATTTAGATTTGTTTCGTTTTTGTCTCTGCGCGAATAACTGCATCTTTTAGTGTTGGTTCTATGTTTAACATCGCTCGGACTGTTAAAAATTGTTGGATTAAATTATCATTTTTCGCTTTGAGTTCTTCATAAATGATCGTGACTGTCTTATAGTACGAATCGGCGACGGCCACTTCTTGTTCCTTCATTTTTATACTGTCGACCAATGACCTGAGCTCGTTATTGGCCACAGCTAACCGCAATTCGTTCGACTTAAGGGGCTTGACATCGTCGCGGACCAGAATCTGAGATAGTTTGGACTCGTACTCGTTTTGTAAAGCAGCGAGTTCTGAATTAAGAGTAGTACGGTTCCATATGGCCTCTATTAGAAGAGATAGGACGCGGTCTCGACAACTTTGGATCTCGTAAAACTTCTCATTAAAATAAGTCAGGCCCGCTGAAAGAGGGTCTTTCTCGAGCGCGGTACTCTGCCGTATAGTGTCCAGTTCTTTGAGTTTGGTACTATAGTCAATCATGACTGTTCCTCCCCAGGTAAATACTTTTCCGCGACTTTCTTCATATCCACCGTAACGCAATGAACCGCTTTCTTGAAAAGATCAGAAGACACTTTCTCAAGATCCTCGTCTGATTCAACATCTACATCTGCGGTCAGTTCTGTACTGAACTCCCACGACTTATAGTCGTAACTTATTTTTCTGGTATATCTTTTCGTTATTCGAACTATTTTCATGTTAAACACCTCTCTTTTTGTCAAAAGTGTCTATATGAAGGCGTGGTGATAAATTGAACCCATGAAATAAGGCAAACTCCCAGGCTGGAACTAAATGTTTGTGATAAACTGCTCTGGTTTCTCCTCTTGGCATTATCCATACCCTTTCCGGATCTATCCTATATCTCTCAACAGTCTTTAATATAAATACACCGCTTTGCTCGTCGTTGTACACAAACTTAACAACATAATTTGTGCAACAACGGTTCGCACGAAACCATTCTAAGAGGTGTGGAGTAGTATCAACTTTCCGTTTCTGTGTAGCCGGGTCCTTGGGAGAAATGGTCCATAAAGAAATATGCTTTAGTAAAGACTGAATCTGTGACGGAACAATGGTACCGTTGGTCTCTACTTCGACATAGTTAGGCCGAATCATGTCAATAATGGTCATCATATATTCTGGTCCGTCCGAAAACAGGGGCTCGTTCCCGGTAAACACGATCCATGGATGAAATTTCATTAACTGGACATCTTCTTCTGACAACGGCCGCGATAACGATCTCGCGTAAGTAGAATCGCAGAAATTACACATAAGAGGACAACCAACAGCTAACCTAACGAATACCCTAGGATGCCCTGCGTTAACGCCCTCTCCCTGAAAGGACAAAAACACTTCAGATACTTTTACTTCTTTCTCTTGAGAATTTCTTCGATTGTTTTTAAAGTATCTGTCCATGGTCCGTACCTCTCTATTACTTTTACAAATTCCTCGATATCATGTTTTTTGAGAGAAACTTTTCCGTCACTAACTTGTATGTGATAAAGTTCATGAAATACAAGCGCTTCTTTACCATTCTGGGACAATGAATCCCATACATCTTTGTTGATAAGAACTATCAGATCGTGCCCGGTCAAAAACTTTAATAGCGGCGATGCTTTTGACGCTCGACCAGCATATCTAATACGACCAGAAATGAGCAAAAACTTAATCTTCAGGGGCGCCTCTTTTAAAAGCTCGCCCGTCAGTTTGTCACCAATCTGATTCAGTTCCTGTGACTCATAAAATGTCACTTTCATATCACTTTACCTCCCACTGTTTTTAGTTTTTTGAGAACGCGCATCATTTCCTCAAAAGAGATGATCTCTTTGGACGAAACAAACGCGTCAAACTTCTCCATTACTTTGAACACACAGCTTACCGGGTATTTTTTGAACATCTCTCTAAAAATTGACGCACTAGAAACCAGAAGATATTCTTTATAGTCACGTTTTTCTATTTGACTGATAAAATCTTGTAAAACTGATAAATCTAACGAAAATTGGTCTCGATAATGCGGATCAATCAACTCTAAGAACCGGCGCCAATCACCAGTTATACCACATCCGAAACAATGAAATGTATTTGTATCAGGATAAACTGTAAAACTCGGATTGGTTTCTTCATGAAACGGACATAAACCTTGGTATACACGACCAACTTTTCTTAGTTCGATACCATATGATCTAACTATATCTACAATGTTCATGTTTCAATACTTGGTTCCGTAACCTTAAACGTACTAAAATCGGCTCGCAATAGAAAGGATGGTCTGGCGCCGTCCCTATCTTTTAAAAATTTACACTTCAACAAGCAAATTGGTGCCGCTGCTAAAACGTCCGGATCATCGATCCGCATCGAAAACACGATGTCGGAATGTTGAATTATCGAGAACGCAAGCGCAATGTCTTGTGCCTCGTAAAAATCGCGGTCTCGCTCAATTGCGTCGCGACGAACCTGGGCTGCTGTAACAAGAACCGACCCGTATCGCCGAGCAATATTTCGGACCTGTACCGTTATTGAGTTCAATGATTCCCACAACGATTTATACGAAACTTCGCTCCGAATAAGTGACAGGTAATCGATAATAATAAGGTCTGGTTTAAATCCAAGAGCAGATAACTTCGAATCAATAAATGATGGGGTACAATCAGGACAATCTACAACATAAAAATGGTTTGGTTTCTTCTCAATTGCGGTAACAAGGTCCATAATATCCTTCTTGTGAGCAGCGTCAATATTGCCGGATTTGAGAATTGAGTACGGAATGCCAGTACATAACGAATCAAATCGGCGAACGACTTGGGTGTACGGCATTTCTAAAGTAAAATAAACAACATTCTTACCGGCCATAAAGACGTTATACGCGATGTTAAGTAGGAGGGTACTTTTCCCTTCCGCGAATCCAGAAACGATTACTAACATTTCGCCAGGACGAAGACCGTTTGTTGCGCTGTCGATTGACGGGTACCCTATTTTGAACCCTTCCTTGTTCGTGAGCGCTTCCTCGTGAACATTCCGATCTTTAATATCATACGAGGTCCTTCTCCCGGACACTTCTTGGAAATAATAAACTGTTTTCTGGAAGATATCAACTACCTTGACCGGGTCGCCTTTCTTCAGAAGAGACGCAGCTTTTTTAAGGGACTTCGTGACCAGTTTCGATAAAAATCTTTCTTTTGCTAGTCTAAGGGTAACGTCAAACGAATGGGCTGGTACCAAGGCCGCAACTTCTTCTACTAGCAATAAAAATTTAGTTCTTTCCGTGTCGTCGGGGATATAAATGTCAGCAAAATGGGACATTACACTAACCGGATCAGATATCTCCTCGTCTCGGGAAGATTCGTACAAAGCAGATAAAAACTTTACAAACCATCTTTCCTCCGCCGTATCAAACCATTGAGATATAAGACCTTCTTCCTTTGCCTTGTAATAAAACGCGCGGTGTAGTAAGAATTTTAAAAGTTCTTTCACTTCTTCTTTCTCCTCCAGTCATCTACTTTTCTATGGTCAATAAAATAAAAACATTCGAAAAGCAATGAGTAAAAACCTTTCCCAAACACTTCACCAAGACTAGCTGGTTCAAGGTACGATGTTATTATAGTAGGGTTCCCTTTGCTGTACCGCGACTTGATAAGGTGCTCGAATTCGTTCGTAAGAATCGATGGCACTGAATAACTGCCAAAATCATCTATGATAAGAAAGTTCGGTTTTATAAATTCGTAGAACCGGTCTCTGAAACTGTTCGCCATTTCCAAAAACGGAATATAGTAAACACTGTACGAGGTACGACGACGTATCTCTTTTGCAAAGACACATGCAAGAACTGTTTTCGCTGAACCATGAGACCCGTATATGTAAAACCCTTTCCCGCGTATCTTCGGACTGTACAACCCCTTGGTCACGAGCTCGTCCAGGTAGTTCGTCAGTTTTTTCTTGGACTGCTCAATCTGGGGATTTGTTAGATCACTAAACTCGAAACTGCGGTACTGCAACGGAATATTTGCGTTTACTAAATCGACGTATATAAAATACTCTTTCTTGTTAGTGTTATAAATATGTTTGAGATATTCGATATCTTCTTGTCTCATTACAGTCCTCTCGAATCTAGATCGATCTCAATAACGTAATTTGGCCTTTCTTAGAAGGTTCATTATTTTGGACCAGGTCACTCTTTGGAAACACCTGTGTCAGAATATAGCCGCTTTACGACAGCGTACAGATGTTTCTCGATCCGGCCTAGTATACAGTTAGTACATATGGACATGTCGAGTTTGGCCTGATTGGTCTGTCTAAGACACGCTTTCAGGTCCGTAAAAGGACATTCTGTTGCTTTTACGACTTGCACAGTTTGATCAGTTCTGTTCTTCATCGAACCTCCTCCTTCTTCTTTACCCTTTGCTAAAGTTTTAAAAAACCTCTGGTGTCCGAACAATCGCGTCTAATTTCTTACCATCATAATCTCTTACAACAACCCATCCTACGACGGACTGGATCCCTTTTTGCAATAAGTAAGAATTCTCTCGTTGTAAAGTTCCGGCCATAATCGTGTAATTGTTGGGTGGAAAAGACCATATGCCAAGCATATGTAAATGCCCCGCGATTAGAAAAGTAGGCCTCTCGACCAAATTACGTAATATTTTTTGGATCATATAAGACCATGCATAAGATGGTGCGCCAGAACCGTGTACCATTAGGATTGACCATCTACTCGCCACCAGCTTAGCCATATGCCCGAAATATTCACAATTCTCAACATTACTCGCAATATACTTGATCGGGTCATGCCCTACCTTCCAGGAACCTTTAAGCTTTTCCTCATGGTTTCCGATAATCAGAACTTTATGAATGTCTTTCGGGATCTTATTAAGAAGCTTAATGGCGTATTCCTCCTGGACATCGATGGACGGCTCTGTAACGTCCATTGCCTCAACAGAATAAACGCCCAGACCTTGAAGTAAATCCCCCGCGTGAAGGACTGTCTTAATCTTAAAAGTAACGCAATCTTCGACCAGTTTATTGAAAGCGATCATAGAAAATCCTCGGCTACAAATGTGCCAATCGCTGGTAATTAGTATAGGGAATTCGACCTTACCAAGAACTTTATAGTATTTGTCCTTATCGAAGGTACCGTACCTGACAAGACCTACTTTTTTATCGCGGCCAGAATATATGTACTTTAAATCATACCCTTCCGCCTCAATGTCTTTCAAAACATGTTCAATATTAGATACAACAATTCCGTTGCTTCTGAGCCTATTTTCCAGTTCCTTAATCGATACTGGAAATGTACTCTCAATAAGAATACGTAAAATGGCGTTCTTGGCTTCCTCTCTTGATCGTGATAACAAACTTTTTATATCCATCTTTCACGCTCCTGAAAGGAACTTTATTATCGGTCAGGTACTGTTCCAGTTTCGCGAGGCCTTTTTCATGACCATAAAAATATCTTCTAGGAGATAAAATTACCCTACGATTAAGATACGCGGAGAGAATCGCCTTAAGTTCCGATTTGGAAACATCTTTAAATATTGAGAAAAGCTCATTTGCAGTAAAAACTTCGTCCTTGTGACTGTCGAAATAAAGGACGAGCCGGACTATTGCGGGTAAAGAAGGAACGTTGTACCATTCAGGCAAAAGCGGAAGATTTCCTCGGTAGAGGTAGATATACGTCCGGCCAAATTGACCATTTCCTTTGTCAAAAGATATAGCTATTATGTAACAATCCGGGTACCAGTCAAGAAACCGAACTTTTTCACATGGAACCTTTATAAACTTGTTATCCTCAATAACAATAGGCGTTTCTATCTTCAAATCCTGTACTTTCATTTGACAATCTCTTCCGCCTTTCCATACCCGTGCTGTATAGCACGTCTTATTTTGGTAGGGGCAAACTCAAGCGAGTCGGAAACGTCAAAATCGGGTTCGATTACCTTTATATCGATCTTCCTATAATTATTGAGCGGTCCAAACTTGTCTATCATCTCGTTAATCCGGGTCGCCGTTTCAATATCATTTACATAAATTTCGTTCAACAGGATATTGAGAACTCGTTCCAGTACCTCAACTACGTTTTTATATTCTTTATACACAACATCTGCGCGTCTTTGTGAACATAATATTACAAAAATCTTATCCGCACCCAAATCAATTGCTTTTTTCAACGGAACGATATCTCGTACGCCCCCATCAACCCATTGTAACCCAGAACGGTTAACTGTTTGGAAAAAGACTGGAATGGTACAAGAAGACAGAACGTCATCTACCGTCATGTCTTTCTTATTTACATACACAATACCTGTCTCCTGTAAAGACACCTTCCCCACATAAAAATCAATCGGTGACAACATTAATTTATTTTTGTTAAAGAACCGATTCAGTATTCTTTTAAGCCCGTCAAATTCGTAAATTCCGTTCCTGATACCTAACAAACACTTTACATAGTTCAATATACTCTTGGTGTAGATGTCCGAATCTTTCTTTATACCTAACCATACTTGTTCAAGGACATCAAGATCTTGCTGGGCAACGGCCAAACCTTGTAATGATCCCGTCGAAATACCAATAACAATATCCGGAACTATCCCTTTCACTCTGCACAAATATTTCAAGGCGCCTACCTGGAATGCGCCGCGTGAACCACCGCCTGATAACACAAAAGCCGTTTTCATTGTTACTTACTCCCTACCACAATTTTTGGTGAGCAGAATTCTTTAACCTCACAATAACTACATAGTTCGGATGGTTCCGGTTCTGGTAAAGTTCCTTTTTCAAGAGATGTACTAAGAATTTCTAGTCTCTTGCTTATATCGACTGGTTCTTCGTCAATATAAACGGTATAAATCATTTTGCCGACAAAAACAATAGCTATCTTTTCTACTGGTAGATCTAACATCTGTTTGTAAATGCTCAATTGTTTTTTGTACCAGGGTTTGACCGACGAACTTGTTTTAAAATCGTAAATTGTTTTTGTTTTGTAGCTATAAAGATCAAGGGTACCGGTCAATATGTTCGGTCCGTACCTCTTCTCCATTTTATATTCGGACAAATATCCCTGTTTTGTTTTAAAATAGTCTGACAAACTTCTGTGAACAAGAATACCGTTAACTGCGGCGATCACTCCGTTAATACTCATGAAGTAATCCTTTGTTAACTGTAAAACGGTTCTACGTAAACAGCTTGTTATCTGAGAAACTGAGAACTGGGAATGTTCTTTGAAATAACTAATCTGATTATCGACAAAAATATCGATAACAAAGGACGGGGTACATCGAGCGGAACATTTCAAACAATCCTTAAACAACACTTTTCCTTTTAAACAGTTAATCCCTTTGATCATTTGGTTCTTGTTCCCCTCTCATCTGATTGAAAAATGAAAGGAACTGAGAGATCGTTGGTCCGAACACAAATCTTCCATTTTTCAATCGGATTTCGAATCAAAACAGGTCCATTTATCGGACCAGACCACAACCATTTATTCCTGACAGGCAAAACTACCTTGTTTTTCAAATTCATTATGCTCTTGGTCAGAGTTAAAGTTTAGGGATATACTGGAGCAACTCGTACGGGATCGATTCGACCATATGTCTTGGTAACGTGATCTGACTACCAAGTTCCGTAGCTCGTCCTGTATCTCCTTTTTTATGGAAATGTTCTAACATCTCAAGCTGGACATCCAATGGTATCTGGATATTTTCTCTTGCGGCGAGATCAAAGGCTTGTTCATAAAGTTTGACCCCGACCATATTAGTTGAAGGATTGAGTAACCAGTCAAAAAGGGCAGGTGCTGTTACAAAATGCGACGCTTCATCAAAATCTTCAAAAAAGGACGCACTAAGGATATAAGCGTTCAAATGATCCTTAGGTACCTTCGTAAGGTCGAGGTTCCACCTCTTAACAAACTCTTTCGCAACGGGATAATCCAGAGACAATCTCCCCGCGGGAACCAGTTGTTTAAAAATCTCTACTTTCTGGTTGTCTGACAACACACCAAGTTTTTCTGCTATCAAAAGAATATCGTTAACATCAACACCTTTCACCAAAAGGGAATTTATAATGTTAACTTTTTCTGCATCGGGAACTGGTCCTGCCGCATCCAAAAACTGTAAGATAAGGTCGCTACGACCATGACGAACCAACTCCTTAAGGACCCTTACTTTTTGGTCGTCCGTTAGAACAGATGTTAGATTCGGGTCAAGAAGCTGGCGGTCCTTCCCCGAAGCTATAAGATAATTACAAATTAACAACGTGGTATCATCACCCGGCCTAAATTCTGGATTTATTGATTTTAACTTGTTGACAACACCCCAGATATTGTCGACAAACCTCATTAAATTTCTTACAACATAATCAAAGGCTTTGTTCCAATCGACTTGATCCTTCAAAGACATATACACTAACTTAACCTTGTCCCATTCGTCCCTAAGGATATATTTTATAATTACACTCTGGACATCTTTCTGGACATCTCCTGACCCTCCCAAAGAAATATACTCTTTAACCAGTCGTACAACATCTTCCTTAGGTAACAGTTCGATCAACAGAGGATAAACTCTATCCCCGCCGGGTATAACTCCTCTGAGAATATCTCCGGCATAACTTTCTGCCAACTCTTGAAGTGTCCTTTCCTTCGTCCCTATTCTCAACACAGACGGCCTAAACACAGCAACGATCGCGGCCTGGTTTAACAAACTTGCCTTGGTAAATATAGACACAATCAAATTCTTACCACTCTCTGACAAGGAATCGTAGTACAAATTGTACCTCTCAACAAGTTTCCTTGCTTCGTCGTACTCCCCAGCCGTAATCAAATCAAAGACCTGGTTAAGTACACCATAGATGATATGGTTTATAATAACCTCTCTCAAATTTTTATCCTCAAGTATTCTCTTAAGTGCCTCCATTATACTAACTAAATGACCAACTGCCTCTCTATCCCCGGCCTCGGATATCTCGACCTTTAACTCGTTCACCCTAGCTGAAATAATCTCCTCAACAAGACGATCGTATGATTTAACCCCCTTTTCTGAAACAGCTTTACCAATCTCAACCATTAACCGCTCTATTTCCTCTACCAACTGAGGTGTAACCTGAATACCCAAAGCCTTCAACTTTCTCTCAATTACCGGTACTTCCCTAACCGAAAGCGATACAGGCCGCCCTCTGGGACCACTTTCTGGAACCTTAACCTCTTCTTCCTCCGCCACTTTTAACCACTGACTCATAACTCTCCTCCTATAATGCAAAATTCTGTACAGTCTTTAAAAACTACAAAATACCGCACTTGTCAAGTTATCCGGTAACAAAGCTCTGGAGGAGTATGGAGGATGATGGAGGATGATATATCTCCCTCTATGATATGACATGATATGATAGATATAAATAAAATAAAAATATCTAGATTTTAACTTTTTGGGGGAGTAATATTATAAATATATTACTCCACCCAAAAAGAATATATTTAACCTGAAACATTTTTGGTCAAATGGTACCACGATGGACGGGTCCTTTGTTCTTTTACTTATCAACAATTGGGAACGTTTTATAGTCCGTTCTCTTTCACTCCCGGAGAAAAATATCGTTTTATAAAGAACTCATACATAACCACAGCCCTATCTAAGCTATCCATCCCGCCGCCACATTGAACCAGATATTGTACGCCCCGGCAAACTGAACTTGCCAACTTTTCATCCAATTTTCAAATCTATCAAATCTCATTGAAAAATGAAAGGAAATCGAGTGACTGGGGTGTCTAATCTCACATCTTGTTCATTTTTCAATAAGATTTCGAACTAAAGGTCACTCAGACAATCAAAAATCGCAAAAAATAAAAGCGATCTGCATCAAAACAATATAAACATATTAGCCTATATGGGTCAACTTAAAATTTTTGAGATTTTTTAAAGTCTCTGTCCAATGTCTAATGGTCACCTAAAATACACCAATCTCCTGACCATAATACTCCCTAAGAAAGTCTATTATTGAGCCAGACCGTTTTTAAAATCGCATAAAACAAGTTAAACTTCAACGACATTCAATTATTTTTTGTTCTTAATGTTTTCCTATTCAAAACCAAAAATATCTCAAAATATCGCAAATTTGACAGGTTTTTAGCGATTTGTACCATATTATACCTTACTTACCAGTTAAAACCACTTTTAGAACCAGTTCTTTAGCGAAAGAACCGGTCTAAAACGGAGATGATCGGTCCAATAACGGTCCTTTCTCAGGTTATATCTTGCCAAAATTCCAGTCTCGTTAAAGGGACAGCTTGATTTCCAGTTTTGGTCTTTAACCAGAACTTTTACAGCTCCTTTACCTAGGCCATACCAGGTTTAAATGTCAGATTAATGACCTGGATCTTTACCAAATTTGTGACTGGGCTTGCCCGGTTTTATTATGGTCCGGAGTCTTTACCTCCTCTTGGGTCTTTACCGGACAAGTTCGGTCCTTACCAGGTCTTTACCAGATAAAATCTGGTCCTTACTAGATAAAGACGGTGAGGGCGGATGGTTGGTAATGGACCAGCCATCCTTATTTGTTTTTTATCCGGACGAAACATTACCTCGGCCCCATTGGTACCGAGGGTTTAAAATTCTAAATAAAAAGGAGGTGAAATAATATGAACCTGAACGTCACCATCAATAACCTGGAACCGGATCGAGTTTATGCCTTGGTGGTAGAGCAACTGAAAGTCCATAAACTCGATCATTACGTTCCCGGTACCGGCACATACAATGAGTACGTTGATTGGATTGCGAAGACGTGGCCGTGTTCTCGTGATATAGCTGAAGCCATAGCGCGACATAATATCCGGTGTGTAATTCCGGCACTGGTCGGTTGTTGGCTTGAACCGTACCGTAAGTATGCCCAAGCCAATGTTGATTTTACAGAGAAGGAGCTGAGGGAACTGGCCCAAGAGTTCGACAAAATTTTCACAGAAAGGAGGTGATAAAAATGAAATCCGAGTTACTAATCTTGAAGTTGTACTTCTTCCTATGTGGGATCTTGTTAGTCATGTTGGGCATTACCCAATTCATCAACTGTTTCCCTCTGTTTGTGTTCAAGGCTTACTCTGTGATCATGGTAGTTCTTGGCGGAATGTTTATATATCTAGTACTGAAAAGGAGGTGATAAAAATGAAACTGAATCTATACCTGGAAGTCAGTTCTGGTCGCATCAAGAACATTTTCTTTGCGACCGGAACCAAAATATACAAGGAGATTGTAGGCAAAACAAATTTGGTAAAACTGGGACCAAGAGATATCAAGCATCTCTTGGCCGTGTTCAAAAAAGGGGGCTACAAAAATGAAAGGTAGGACAGTCATAACAATAATTCCGAAGAGATTGAGAAAGTACAGCGGTAAAGCGGTAAAGCTGTTAAAAAGAAAGGACTAAATTACGTTATTGAGATCGATCTAGATTCCATTACGTGTTATCGGGACTTGTTCTCTGTCTTGGTTCACGAATTTTGCCATGTGGCGTTGTCCATGGTACAAGGCGGATCTAGATTCGATCCAAGAGAGGAGAAGTTATGCTCCAAAATTGGAGGTTTTGCGAGCTTGGTCCTCCAAAATTTCGTTAAAGGAGGACGGTCCGGTCCATAATATGTTCTGTGCAATTACAAATAGTATCCTCTGAATGTCAGGGGTAAAACAAAAACAAAAGGAGGTACAAAACCATGATGAGCAAAAACGAACAAATGAGGCAAATGTATAAACAAGGGCTATCAGTAAAAGAGATAGCCCAAAAGCTTGGTGTGCCCTATCAACGGGCGTACCAAGTAACACAAAGAATGCAAAGAACGCAAAATGACAAGAGCGACCAGGTTGTTCGCGGACCTAAAACATGTCACTTCTGTGGTACTGAGGTCGAATACTGGGTCGCAAAGAATGACTTAGCCATTTGTCCAAGTTGCCTCAGGGAATTAACAAAACTACTAGTTGCTACCGATTGGGACAACCTCGACCTCAAGGAAGGAGATTGTCCATACTGCAACTGTCACTATATTGGTGTGGAGTACAATGGAAAGTTTATTTGCGCTGACTGTTTAACCGAGATGGTGCACGAATGGTTTGAGCCCGGTAGTGTGCGAGAGGAGGTCGACACATCAAACCAGGATTAGTGACCTGACTAAAAATGCGGCCTGGTCCAAATAATGGACCTTCTCAATGTATAATCCCCTGAATGTCGGGGTTAAAGGAGGTGATATGAAATGAAAACAGTAGAACAAAAAGTAAAAGAAGCAATAACAAAACTCAGCTTTTCGTCCTACAGTCCAATCTTCACTAACCTGATCCTGATGACCAAGTTCAAATATGTGACGAGCGAAGAGTTACCATTTGCTTTTGCTGCAGTGTTACCGAAAGCGGACGGTGTTCTCATTTACATCAACAGCGACCTGATGGGAAATCTTTCAGTTCCGGCTATTACCTCAGTTTTGGCGCATGAGTACTGGCATATTGTTAACGGTCATTGTTGGTGTCCGCTGCCAAACAGGGAAAAGGACAATGCTGCAGCCGACATTGAGATAAACCAGAGTCCATATGTCGAACTTGATAAAATTGGATGTAGCGGCGGCGGCGGCGGCGGTAGTTTTGGCCTCGATCCAGTATTCAAACAATACACACTAACCTATGACAAGTTCAATCTTCCAAGTGGTAGATCTCGTGAATTCTACTATGAGAAACTTCCTGATCGGCCTGGCAACGGAAACGGAAGAGGTAAAGGTAAAGGAGGTGATCAAAAAGGTCGTGGTGGAAGTGGAAATGACCAAAATGGTCAAAAGCAAGGTCGTGGTGGAAGTGGAAATGACCAAAATGATCAAAAGCAAGGTCAAGACGAAAATGGTCAAGGTCAGGGCAAGATAAAAGTTGACTCTCATGATCACTGGAACGACTCAGATGTCAAGAACAGCAAAGAGATTTATAAGAAAATTGTTGAAGAGATCTTGGAGCACATCAAGAACAAAGGGTTGTTGCCTGGCGATGCTCTTGAAGAGATTAAGGCTCGTTGGGCAAAGAACAGAACACTTGAGCAAATACTCAGACGAATCATTGGTAAACATTACCGTGATTCGCTCAACGAGACTGTAACCAGAACAAGACCTGGCAGAAGAAACCCGCTTGTTCCTGGTACAAAGAACAATTACGGACCAATGTTCGTGTTCGCTATCGATACATCAGGTTCAATGTCAACTGAGATGTTGGAAGAGTTGATATCAGTGTTCAAATGGGTAACAAAGAAGTTTGGTCCAACTCCGTTGATACAATGTGATGCTGAGGTACACGAAATGTTAAAAGATATTGGTCACAAGACAGTAATACCTGTTAGGGGGCGTGGCGGGACTGATTTTAGGCCAGTGTTCAAGTTCATTGAAGAAAAGTTCAAAAATAAGATTGATGCATTGATCTTTGGTACTGATCTGAATGGTGAATATCCAAAATCAGCTCCACCATACAAAGTGTACTGGGTAGTACCAAAAGAAGCGGCAGGTGATAACATAAAACCACCGTTTGGAACGGTTGTACAATTATAGGGCATAACTTAAAGGAGGACAATACTAAGTCCGGGCCAGTAACTCAACTTAATTAAACTCTTGAAAAGGAGGTGAAAAAGAAAATGAAAATAAGTACATACAAAAAAGTAATACAAAGTGCTATAAAACATAAAATCAAAACACCGATTGTTGCAGTTGGTGTTGCTGGAATTGGTAAAACCCAGACAGTGTTAGATGTTGCAGCTGAAATGGGACTTCCATGTTCAGTGTTACGAATCGGGTCAAAACAAGATGTTGGTGACTTGCTCGGTTCAATGTACGTTGAGGAAGTTGGTGGTACAAGAATATCAAAGTATGCACCACCAGCTTGGTACACAACTGTGAAAGAGGGAGGGATCTTGTTCCTTGACGAAGTTAACCGTTGCAAACCACAGTTACAAGATGCGATTATGCAAATACTAGACCAGAAACGACTTGATGAATATGTTCTCGGTGACAATGTGATTGTGTTAGGTGCAATGAACCCGGCTACTGAGGAGTATGATGTTAACGAATTTGAGGCAGCTGTGGTTGATAGGTTCATTGCTGTATCTATTGAAAATGATGTTGAGGACATTCTAACATACGCAATCTCGCACGGCTGGGATCAATCAATTGTTGACTTAATTGCGTATGGTGGGCACGATATCGTTGTAACTGGTAAAACGGAGTTACCTCAAAAGAGGTTTACTCCGAGAGGGTTAAGACAGTTACAAGATATCGCACCTGTGATTATTGATGTTCCTGAAGCTGCAAACGAACTTGTTATCGGCACTATTGGACCAAAAGGTTTCGAGAAATGGAAACATTCCGAAACCTACAAAAAGGTTCCAAGCGCCGAGGAATATCTTAAGAACAGGGACAAATATCCTATTACTGAGTTCGAGCTCTATGAGCAAATGATTCTAATATCCAGGTTAATTGCGTATGTGAAACAAAATAAAGTTGGTGCCGCCGAAAAAGCAGCGTTAACCAAGTTGTGCTGCGAGGTCAGTGAACCAGTATTATCTGTGATATTGAGAATTGCTAGTGACGATACCAAAGTATGCGGATCTATTGACCTTACTGACAAAGAACTTGCCAGTAAAGCCGGCAAGATACTAGAAGTGTTTAAAAAATAACTGACATGGTCAGGAAGTGGTTGGTACCTGGTAAGTATCAACCACTTCCTTTTGTTCCAAGTGGTCTGGTCCAATAAATGGACCTTCTCGGGAACTAAGCCTGAGATGAGGCTAGACCCCAGCCCATATATGTTCTGTATAATTACAAATAGTAATTCCCTGAATGTCAGGGGCAAAGAAGGAGGTTTAGCAACATGAAATTAAAATGTGCCAAATGTGGCGTAATAGTTAGTAAAAGGAAAGATGTTTTTGACCACAACGTAAAAATACTGGGCATTGACCCAGAAGATTACATAACAATCTATCGTTGCCGGCACTGTCGGCCGAGAGCATATCTTGACTGGTACACCATATCAGAACTCAACCTTTCAGAACAATTCATAGACAAATACAAAGACAAGATTGACTGGTACCGTTACCTAGCTTACCACAAAGTAACAGAAGAGTTTATTGAAAAGTACGTATCCCAATGGCCAAATCTTTTTAAGTGGTCTTATGTCATCAAAACACAAAAACTGACAGAAGAATTTTTAGAAAAACACAGTTCTGAATTCGATGGTTACGACTGGAACAATCTATGGGTATGCCAGTCAGTATCTCTAGAATTTATTCAAAAGCATATGGACATGGTGAACTGGAAACGCATATCTGAATACCAAAAGTTACCAGAGTGGTTCATAGAAAAGTACTCGGACGAAGTAGACTGGCACGCGATAAGTATATCCCAGAAACTATCCCCGGAATTCATAACAAGACATATCGACAAAATAACCGAGGAAATACTCAGAAACGAAGAATTTAACAACTATCCAGATTCAATCAAACTGTTATTAAAACAAAAGTTTGGTCGATAGTTCTGGCCAAAACCAGAACCACAAAAATCTCAAAATAAAGGAGGTACAAAAACATGAACGAAAGAATAGAAGTAGCAAAACAACTAGTCGATGTTGTGGAACAGATAGAGAAGTTGAGAGGAACAGAAAAGCAGCTCCGTGACCAACTACTCAAACTCATGAAAGACAACGAATCTGTCCAAGTCAACAATCACGTGGTCACAAAAAGGGTCACGAAAGAGACCATTACTGACCCTGAAATGTTAAAACAGTTAGGATTTGACTTAGCTCGTGTCACAGTAACAATTACCAAGATAGACCCCAAACTTGTCCGGACCATTGGTGAAGCTGAGAAAAAGAACTATTATGTTGAGAAACCTGTAATAGTTGTGACAGAGACAAAACAACAGTAACGGTATTCGGGACCACGAGCGGTCGCTCGTGGTCCCTGTCTTCATTTTAGGAGGTCGAAAAATGAAAGAAGAAGAAGACACATTTACTGGAATGATATCATACAAAACACAGTATGTAATTATTGTTTGGAACTCAGTAGATACAGACAATTCTGTTTACACCGTAGACCGAGTCATAATAAAGACACCATTTGAAGACGGTATCTTTTCGATAGTTATACCATTAAAAGATTTATATTTACACAGTCAGACCAATTTACGTAAGATATCTAATCGTATAGCAGAATCTTTATCGCCGGTTATATTGATGATAAGGTCGGGTTTTACAAACAGGAAAGAACTGGTAATAGTAATTAAACAAATTTTAGATCAAATGTGGCGGGAAACAAAGGAGGTGATATCAAATGAAACTAAAATGTAGTAAATGTAATAAAATAGTTAACAAAAGGAAAGACGTTTTTAACGATAACGTAAAAATACTAGGTATTGACCCAGAAGATTATAAAACTTTCTATTTATGTAGGGCCTGTCGACAATATCAATATTTTGACTGGAACGAGATATCATCACACCCAAAATTGTTACAATACCCGAACTTGATAGAGAAATATAAAGGTAAACTAAGTTGGTGGAAAGTATGTCGATATCAAAAGTTAACAGAAGAGTTTATAGAAAAATACAAAGATTATGTTGACTGGGCAGAAGTTTGTAGACATCAAAAACTATCAGAACCATTTATTGAGAAACATATTGATAAAGTAAAATGGTCGCCTGTGTTTTTTGTTCAAACTTTGTCCATAGAATTTATAGAAAAACATATTGATAAAATCAATGATAAAGGACTATGGTCCAGTATATCGGCGCATCGAGAATTACCAGAATGGTTCATAGAGAAATACGAGGACAAGGTTGACTGGGCTTATATAAGTCAGTATCAAAAGTTATCCCCAGAGTTTATTACAAAACATATAGATAAGATAGAAGGAACTATTTTGTATAACGAACCGGTTATGAAAACATTGCCAGACACAATTAAACTGTTATTAACCCAAAAATTTGGGTTATGAAAAGGAGGTAAGATATATGAAAGAACTAGTAGAAGTTTTAGAAACAATCGCACAAAAGACAAGGTATAATAATAACAGAATTGTTAAACTGGAACAGCAAGCAGAAAAGTTGATTGATAATATAAACGAGATACAACAACAGATAAGAGAACTAAAAAAGTTGATTGAGCAGTATCAAAAGTTAATACAAGGAGGTGATAAAGATGAAGATACAAATTTTAAGAAGTGAATATAACAAATACGGGTTTCCTCAATATTATTCAATTGCTGAAGTTGACTATCCAATAGACCACAAATGGACTGGTATTGAAAAGCAAGTTACAGATAGGATTGTGGTTAAACAAGGAGATGTTGAGTTAGAATGGGAACATTCGTTCGGAATCAAATCTTATGCTTACTTAAATCGTGTATTTTTGTACTGGTGTCAAAACCCGGTATATTTCTTTATCTCTAAAGATTTTGATTGTGATATCGACGAGACATTACCATTATCAAAACAAATTTTTGAAAAGTTAGAAGAAGAATTAAGTCCGTTTAGATTGATGATAAAATCTGGTCAAAATAACGAAATTCCAAAACATATTAGAAAGAAGATTAAACAAGTTATTGCTAAAGTAACAAATGAAATTTTAAATAAGGAGGTGACGGAAAATGAAAGTCAAACTGAAAGAACTTAATCTATCAACTATAAATAAACTTGAAAAGTTATATTATAGAGAAATGTCTGAATGGTATGATTTATATGACGACGAATATCCTGGATTTCAAGATATTATAAGTTTATTTATAGATTTGAACGATGAAAAGACGGTTCGCAGTCTTGACAAAGTTAATTTGGTAAGTTGGTCAGTAATATGTTACAGGCCTGATTGTTCAGAAAATGTTATTGAAAAGTATATAGATATCGTAAATTGGGATTATATCAGTCTTTATTTTAAAATGTCATCAAAATTTGTCTTAAAGTATATAGATAAAATAACAGAAAATATCTTTGATAATCCGTATTATAAATCATACCCGGATTCAGTCAAATTGTTGTTAAAACAAAAGTTTAATAAATAAGGGGTTAAAAAATATGACCAAACTAGTATCACCCAACCTTAAAAAGATATTTGGAACGAGATGGTATGACCAAATACCGAACAAAGGGTTAGCTAGAGTTATTACCAAAGTTGACAGTGTGTTATCAACGTTTGCCAGGTATGTTGGTGACAGTTATGAAAATGGTGAACAAACTGTATTCTATAAATATGGTAAGTGGAATATAACCATCACTATTGATGACAATAGTGATAAAATCTAAAAATAAAGGAGGTATAAAAATATGGGTACACACAGTGCCGTAGCGGTAAAACGTAACGGTAGAATCAAATCTTGGG